AAAGTTTCTCAAACTATGGGAATGTCAGCAGTACAAGGTCATTATCATACAAAGTTTTTAGTAAGCTGGTGGGCTAATCCTGATAATTTATTCTTTGCTATGAATGTAGGTTGTTTAATAAATCAAAAGTCTATGGCATTTGCATATGCTAAGAATTTCAAAACAAGGTTCATTTTGGGTTGTGGTATTATTTTAGATGGTATTCCTAGATTGTTACCAATGGTTTTAGATAATAAAGGTAAATGGATAGGTAAGCTTGTATGAAGAAGAAATGCTGTGGAAAGTATGCTTTAAAAGGCGAGAGAGCAACGGAGAGTGCCTTAAATAGACAAGAGCAAGGGTCTCACTATCGAAACGCACCTATTCAAGCTATCGAGTTTATAACAGCACATAAGCTTGATTTTATAGATGGTAATATAGTAAAATACGCAGTTCGTAAAAAAGACGGAGAGTCTGATATGGAAAGATACAAAAAGATCAAACATTATGCAGAATTAGCTATGGAGTTAAAATGTGGTTCACACTAGGAAAGTTAGCACTTAAAACAGGTGCAGAAGTTTATAAGAATAGAAAAAGAGCAAAACTTTTAGAAAGTGAAGCAGAAGTAAAACATTTAGAAAGAGTTGTTGCTGGAGAAGTAGAACATAAAAAAGTTATGATACAAGCACAGCAAAACGATTGGAAAGATGAATTTTGCTTAATACTAATTTCAATACCTTTACTATTATTAGCTTGGTCTGTATTTAGTGACGACCCTAATATTCAACAAAAAGTAGATATATTTTTTGACAAGTTTTCTAATTTACCTACATTCTACCAAGCCCTCGTAGTTGGGTCTTTTTCAACAATTCTTGGAGTTCGTGGAGTATCTGCATTCAAAAAAAAGTAATTTAATCTTATCTTAATTATCTATATTGTGAGGTATGAGGAACATTATAGATTTTGTAATTACTAATTTAGAAGTAGATATACAAACAGATAATAACAATATGGGTCGAGTATCTTTTGTGTTTATTGACCAATCCCCAAGCTTTCCTAAAGTACAAAAAATGTTAGATCAAATTGACGAAAGACCTGATGCTTATGTTAATACTTATAGCATAAGCACCATTGAAATAGATGAGACAACAGACTTACGAGGTCTTGAATTTACTAAGCACTAAGCAATAGATAAAAATAAAATACCATAACTGCAAATATAGTAAGATAAGCTAAAGTCTTGGCAATTACATTTGTCCAATTAATTTTATCTTCCTTAAACTTTTGGTAGTGACCATTATTGTCTAGGTATAGTTTCGTCATTTACTCTCCTTTGCAACAAACGACAGTTCTCTTTTCAACTCACTTTGAAGTAGAGATATTTCTGTCATTTTATTTTGATATGAAGTTTTAGCTTCGTGATATTTTATATCATATTGCACAAGCTTTGTTTTCATATGTATGTAATCAGGGTCTAAAAGTATATCTGCTTTTAGTTGTTCCTGAGTCTTCTTCTCAGCACTCTGCTTGTATTGTTTATAGAGTCTAGCGTGAAGTTCTTTTACCTCTGTTTCTGTTTCAAGATAAAGCTTATACAAAGTGTTCTCTGCCATAGATAGTTCTCTTAATTCTCTCATTAAAGTTCTGCTATCTACTTTTAAATAATCTTCGTTCATACTCTCCTATCCAAAGTCATATAAGTCTTTGATGAGTTCTCTATCATCAGCGACCTTATCTCTTAACTTTTTGTTTTCTTCTTCTAAACGATTAAGTCTTACTCTTAATTGACCATTGATCGTCTTATGACTTTTATTCATCATAGTAAGACGTTCAATAGTGTTTTCCTGATCTTTTAAATGCTCTTTAAGCATTGTGTTATGTTTCTCTAATGCTTTGACTTCAATATCACTCATAAATTAAAATGGTATTTCATCATCAAGATCAGACAATTCAGCAGTAGTAGCGTGGTCAGGTGCTGATGGTTGTGCTTGTGTCATTGGTTGTTCTGAATATTTAGGAACAGACTCACTAATTGGTTTCATTCCATCAATCGTTCTTGGTTTATAAGGTTTAACCATAACTATACAAAATATTTGCTCTTGGTCGCTTGTTGCATATTTAGATGGATTGTTAGCTGTCTGTTCTTTAGACATATATTTTAACTCATATCCAGCTTGATGATATTTCTGAACTTGTGGTGTGTTAAACCATTCAGTTACTTGCGATAAGCTATATTTTCTTTTAGTTAAGCTACAAATAAATTTCTGCTTACTTGCAACTGCAGAGTATTCATAACTAGGACTTTTTTTACCTGTTGGGTAAAGCTTTAAGCTTAAACCACAAAAAGGCATATCGTATTTAGTCTTATTGTACATTATCGTTTCCTTTTAGTTTGGGTTTGTTTTAGTTTTCTCATTTGCTCATTAAAAAGCAATTCTGATTTATGACAACTTAATAAACCAAGAAAAGCTTTCATATGATCTTTTTTGTATAGTATCTGCCTAGCTTCAAAAGGTTCATTTGTTTTAGGCAATCTTACTATATACATCTTATTTATTTTCTTACCTGTTTGTTCTTCATAAGCTAATTTATAGCCGTGTAACTGATGAACCATATTAAGAAATAAACCTTTAGATGTTTTTACGTCTATAAGCCATAAATTTTTATCTTTATCTGTGGCTATTAAATCTAAAGTTCCACAGTATCCTCTAGGAGAATAAAGTATCTTTTCAGACTCAACGACTTTTAGGTTATGTTTTTTCCAAAACTTTTGAAACTGCATAAAGCAATTAGCAACAATGCTATTTTCAGGTTTAGTTACTTGTTCTCCTTTTAGCCATTTCTCTACTAACTTATGAACGATAGAACCAATACTTAAAATATTATCGTTTTTCTTTTTTGCTGTTGATTTAGCATTTATGATTATTTGATCTATCTTATCTAATGGAATACCCTGTTTTTCCATTTCAACTTTAATAGCATTTACTTGACTATTAACTTTCCAAGCTTCTAATGCTGGACTTGCTAATTTACCAAGAAGCGTACTCATACCAACTACATATTCGTTATTATGAATATAAACGTGCTTATCTTCATCAAAAGTTATTGTATGTCCGTTTTCAAGTTTTACTGTTTTAGTCATTTCCTCTCCCGTTTAAGTATATTGATTTTTTAAGACTATCAAGTGGTCTAAAGAAGTAAGACCAATCTGTGTTAGTAGCTTCACAGAATATTTTAAGCTTTGATAGTGGTATTGCGTTTTGTGACTTCTCGTACTTTTGAATCTGCTGAAAAGTGACCTTGCATATATTGGCTATTCTAGTTTGTGTATATCCTAGTTCCAATCTTCTTTGTCTCATTCTAATTCCTATATATTCATAGAATTTAGACTCTTGTTCTTTTTGACTAGCACCATTCATAGTAGCTAGACAAGCCCGTAATCTCTGTTTTATCACCGAGATATTTCTTATCTGTGAATCAGTAATCATTTTTTCTCCTTATGTTTATAAAAACTCCATTCTTGCTTTTGTTTTTCTGACAACAAATCAAATCTTTGTTGCCAACACTTCCTACAATACATTCCCTGATTTAGTGGAGTCATACCAAACCAAGCTAATTTATTGTGGTCTTTCATACAACCATTGCACATCATTGCAATAGATTGAGGTTTAGGTCTTATAGAATTAATTAACGACACTATGGCCACGTCCTTTAACGCAATTTCTATAAATTTTTGGATAATTATATTCAAGCTTATCAGATAACCATAATGTACTTGCTCTCCACCATACATTATAAACGGCTTTACCTGTTTCAACTAAACTGTTTGTATTTTCTTTTGCTAACTTTTTACAAAGCATCAAATCATTAGTTATATTTTTAGCTTGACTTTCATTAAACGTACCTGATTGACCATTAGAGTCAATTATCGGCTTATAAGTGGCACACCCTTGAAGTAGAGTCAAAGATAGCACTATAACAATCATCATTTTCATTTTATTTCTCCCTATTTACTTAACTTGTTTTCATCATATTTATTCGCTGTCTATGCAACTGGTTCATATATATGTCGAGTTGAGTAGGTTCTATCTTCCTATTCTTCTCCTGATGTACCTTTATTGCTTTGACTAACGACTTGAAAGTTTTTACTTCTTTCAATTTTTTTTCCGTCATTTTTGCCCTTTACATTAACTTGATGCTTTTGCTTCAAGTATTCTTCAACGTGAGTTCCATATAAATTCACGTTAGAATCTTCTTTACCAATATCAAAGAAAAAAGTTTCTTTGGTGTTAAATACTCTACCAAAATGTTTTGATAATTCTTTTGATACTGTTGAACCTTTAGGTATTCTCATTATGCTCTCTCCTCTTTTTTATGGTCATAAAGATAATCTTTCCAATTAAGATTAGATTCTTTCATTGCTTTCTTAACTCTTTTTGCACATTCTGAACCAAGTTGAAAAGACTCCATAAAACCACCACTATTTCTAGCAATATCTTCTTGATCTAATCTAACTGAAGTTTCTTGATTACCTACACACACAATACTAAAATGATTTCTATTTTTTATACCTTTAGCACAAAGACTACATTGTCCCTCTGGAAATTTTTGACCATTAGAATTATAGTGCTTATCATTCATTTCATACATTTCACTAGGAACTCTAATTAAGTCTCCAAGATCAATGTATTGAAACTCAACACCATTATTGTTTTTTTCTTTTATTATTTTTAACATTTTCTCTCCTAAGTTTTTGTTCATACAAATAACTTAACAAAATGGTTGTGTAATTCAAGCGTTTATTTACCGCGTAAAACCTAGCTTTTTTGACTTTATCTACACCTAATTAGCGAATTTTCTAATATTTACTATTGCAAACCAAATCAAAATAACTATAAATCGAATCAGGGTGAGAAATGATTAGTTATTTATCTTTTGTTATGATAAGTTCGAATCAAGACAATCATTTTCTCTCGGTGGGTTAATTGTTTGAAAATCTCCCTAAGGTTTATAAACGTAAAAAGTATTAGCCCACCACCCTTACAAAAAGGAGAAATGATGCAACTAAAACTAGACTACGAAGCCTACCAAAGAAATAGCGAAACAAGTAAAAAAGCTTGGGAACATAAAAAAGACAAAAAAACACTTAAAGATAAGGTTTATGATTTATTATTGGATAATCCAATGGCAAATCATCAAATAGCTGATACTATGGAAATACCATTAAGTTCTGTAACAGCAAGAATACGAGAATTACAGATTGATGGTAAAGTCGAAGATTCAGGAAAAAGAGCAATGAGTAAATACAAAAGGGAGTGTGTGATATGGGTAAGAAACGACCAAATAAAATAGAACGGGAAAGATTACAAGCTGTTGCAGATTTACCCTGTTATGCTTGTTTTCAGGACGGACTTGAGGTGGCTTCAGAAGTACACCATATTCGCTCTCACACAGGGCTAGGATTAAAATCTTCTAGTTTTTTAACGATACCCCTGTGTCCTCGCCATCACAGGTATGGCAAGGTCTCTGTGCATTTAGGGAAAAAAGCTTTTGTTGAGAGATACGGAACAGAACAAGAAATATTAGAAAAAACAAATAGGGAGATAGAGAGATGCAAGGAAGAAAATCAGGTTATTTTTTAGTTTATAGAGATGTATGGAAACACCCTGTATTTAAGAATTTAATCGAAGCTAGTATATGGCTATATATGATAAGTTCAGCTAGTCATAAATCAAGAACACTAATGTTTTTAGATAATCCAATAGCTGTAAATACAGGAGAACTTATTTTTCCAATTAGAAAAAATGCAAAGATTTGGAACATAAGCTACTCATCATTACGAACTTTCTTATTAAGGTTGAAAAGACGTAAGATGATAACGATAAGAGTAATCAGAACCCAACCAACACCTAACCACCGATTCAACTCAGTATCGGTCATAAACGTATGTAATTACTCACGTTTTCAATTCAACGAGGAAGCGACTAATCAGCACCTAACCAGCAACCCCGCGTTACTAAACCATTATAAACCATTTAATACTAATATTAGTAACGGAACATCAAATGAGTCTAGCAAGGATATAATCTATTTAGGAGATGAATTTGGAGAATATGTCAAAATTAAGACAGGTGGTAAAATCAAGTGGAAACACAAGTTTAAAGCAAATATGCCATTGAAAGACAAGATATGAGAGCAATATTAAGAATCTTTAAATATGTGCGAAAACGTATTATAAGTTTATCTTTGGAGAACCAACGATTAAAACTACAAATCAAACTTCTCTTGGAAAGCAGTAAGCATAGAAAACATTAATGAAAAAACGAAAAAAGGCAAAATTTAGGCACATAATTATTGGCGGTAAGAAATACTATTTCTATAAAATTGTATGGCAAGACCCGTGTGGAGATAGCGGACACGCAGAAGCATCAGAAGTTAAAAGTTTAAAACCAGCTATTATGATTACACAAGCTTATATATTTGCTAAAGATAAAAAGCACGTTTGGACTTTTGCTAGTTATGATAGCGAACAAGCTGTATTTTCAGATCGTAATGTATTTCCTAAATGTATCGTTATGAAAATGGAAAAAATCACTATATGATTCTATCTTTAGGTTATGTTGCTGTGATCTATCTAGTAGTAATTTTAATGTTGTTGTCTTGGAATAATGAGATATGATTCCGTTTCCTAACAAGAAATATAAGATTATATATGCAGACCCAGCTTGGCACTTTAAAACCTATTCTAATAAAGGTGAAAAACGATCTGCTTTACGTCATTACGATTGCCTTAATATTAATGATATTTATAATTTACCTGTCAGCACTATATCTGATGATGATTGTGTATTGTTTTTATGGGTTATTGACTCAATGCTCCCTGAAGCTTTGGAAGTTATTAAAAGATGGGGTTTTACATATAAGACAGTAGCTTTTACTTGGGTCAAAGAAAATAAAAAATCAGAGGGATATTTTACAGGAATGGGATATTGGACTCGCTGTAATCCTGAACAATGTTTATTAGCAACAAAAGGAAAACCAAAAAGATTATCTAAATCTGTAAGACAATTAATAATAAGTAAATTACAACATCATAGTAAAAAACCTGACTCTGTAAGAGATAGGATAGTTGAACTTTGTGGTGATGTTAATAGAATTGAACTGTTTGCAAGAGAGAGAGTAAAAGGTTGGGATTCTTGGGGAAATGAGTTATAAATAAGGCAAATGAAAAGCGACAAAAATAAGACAAATAAGGCAGAAAAGAAGCAACCTGTCGGAAGACCCAAAAAGGACATTGATTTAGATATACTTGGAAACCTAGCATCTATTGGTTGCACACAAGAAGAAATAGGTGGAGTTATGGGAATTTCTGCTAGAACACTACAAAGAAATTATGCCGAAATAATAGAGGTAAATAAAAACAAGGGAAAAGCATCTTTAAGAAAAAAGATGTGGGAGAACGCACTTAAAAAAGGCAATCCAAATATGATGGTGTGGTTGAGTAAGAACGAACTTAATATGAGAGACAAAGTTGAGACTCAGAATATTGTTGAACCTTTACCATTAATCATTGAAGCTGACAAAGTAGATGGCTAAGAAAAAACCTCTATACGGGGTTAGTAATTATGTCAAAAGAACTCGGAAGAAAAGACCTCGTAGGCACAAAAAGAGTTATAGTAAAAGGATTCCAAAAAGAAAAAAATATCGTGGTCAAGGTCGTTAGCATAACAATCATTTTACTATTTACAGGTTGCACTACTAAAGATATTAATTTAGACCCAATATCGACAGTAGCAAATCAACTAATAAAAGTTATAAAGGACAAGAAATGACAGTAAGTGACAAGGAAGCTAAAGAGTTTAATAAGATGTTAGATAAGCTAAAAAAAGAAGCTGACCAAGAAGATGATTATAATGGTGGTGGTGCTTATAAAGCATTTCTTAATTTATTCTACAAAAACAAAATAGAAGATGATAAAAAAAAGAAGTAATTTCTATCCTAGTGGAGAAATCATAGATTATAAACTTCCTCAATCTTTCCAAAAAACTACATCAAAAGCGGCTTGCGGTAACTGTTATTTATTTAGCAATCGTAGGAACTATTGCGGTAAATGGAATGCACTAGCTGTTAAAGATAACTATATCTGCCATTCTTGGCGGTTAAGACAGTTTAAAAGATGAAGCCGATTATTATTTCTTTACTCTATCTCACTACTTTTGGAGATGTTAAAATCGAGACGTTTGAGATACAGCAATCTTGCTCTGCTTGGTTTCATAATAATGTTAGAGTTCACGAACAGAAAAAACGTAAGCTATTCTCCAACCACGTCTATCACGAATATAATGGGAAACAGGTTATAGGGTATATTTGTAGCGGTCACGAACCACAATAAAGTTTAATCCATAAAGCTTTTATGATATTAGTCATTTATGGCAAAGTACAAAGGAAGAACAGTTAAGCTTAATAAAGTACAACGTGGAGACGTTAAGAAGTTCAAAGTATTTGTCAAAAACAGAAGAACAGGTAGAGTCCAAAAGGTAAACTTTGGAGCAAAGGGTATGAGCATAGGCAGAAACGACCCAGCTAGACGTAGAAGTTTTTTTGCTAGATTCCGTCCAATACTTGCAAAGGTAAGAGGACAGAAAAGTTTATCTCCAGCTTTTTGGGCAATGAGAACTTGGCAAAAAGGATTTAAATTATGAAGAAGATTAGAAAGATTCTAAAGAAGATATACGAATGGATATTAAAAGGTTATGGCACTTAAAATAGGAGAAGAACAACAAGTACAAATGCCAATGAAAACAGTTGCTAGTTTAATTAGTATCTGTGTGATTGGTGCGTGGTTTGCTTTTGGTGTAATTGAAAGATTAAACCAACTAGAAACTAAAAGTCAGCTAGTAGAAAAAGATTTAGATGCGGCCAATGAATTTATTATAGGAGTTCCAAAAGGTAAAATGGTATCTCCACAAATACAAGAATTATTTATGCTTGTAGAGGAATTATATAAGACAGTAGAGAAGTTAGAAAAGAACCAAGAAATGAATATGACAAATAAAGTTAATATTGAGTTTATTGCTAAACAACTTGAAAAAGCTATGTCTGATATAGAGAAGTTAAAAGATAAACAAAGAGAGTTTGCGAATGGAAAGAGTCACTAGGAAGCTTTTAAATTATCTTCAAGATATGGAGAAGAAAGCTAAACAAATGAACTTTACTAAAAAACTTAAAGAAGAAGTTGAGATAGGTGCGAATGGCACACAAAGATATATGATTAAAGAGGGTAAGAACAAAGGTAAAATATTATGATCGAAGCTGTTGTAGGACTATTAATGTTTATTAACGGAGAGATTAAGGAAGCAAGAATACAAGAGTCTATGGCTACTTGTTTAAAACATAAGCGACAAGCTGAAAGACAATTTAACGAATCTGTATCTTACAAATGTTGGAGTGGCACAGCAGAGTTAGAAACAAATATAGATGGTTCAAAATCAATTAAGAAAATTATATTAGAATGAAAAAGATGATAGATTTTATATTAAGAAAAATAGAGCATATAGCTTCAAGAATATCAACGTGGATATGGAAAATACGGGTAAATAGATTATTCTATAAAAGAAAAAAGAAGTGAAGTTCATATTAGTTTTACAAATATGTTCTGCTGTTTATCAACAATGCTCTGACCCATATCCCAATTTTGAACCCTATAATACGTTTTATGATTGTGCTACTGCTGGATATTTAAACGCAATTACGATAAACCAAGAACTAGGTATGGACGAAGTTATCAAAGGCAAGATAATGGTTAATTTTAAATGTCAGGGAATAGTATCTAGTTGATATGCAATTATATAATGACGATTGTTTAAAGGTATTACCAACTATACCTGATAAGTCTATTGATTTAATACTTACTGACCCACCTTACGGAACAACACAATGTAAATGGGATATAATAATACCTTTTGAATTAATGTGGAAAGAGCTTAAAAGAATTATTAAAGACAATGGTTGTATAGCTTTGTTTGGTAGCGAACCATTTAGCAGTTTTTTAAGAATATCAAACATTAAATGTTTTAAATATGATTGGATTTGGGATAAAAAAATAGGATTAGGTTTTTTAGATGTAAAATTTAGACCCTTAAAATGCCATGAAAATATCTCAATTTTTGGTAGTTTGGGTAGTGGAGTAAGTAATGGTAGTAAAAAACCAATTAAATATAATCCACAAGGTTTAATTCAAACTACAAAAACAAATAAAAATACAAAATCAAATATTTTAAATTCAGAACCAAAAAAAAGGAAATTTATAAATGTTAAAACAAATTATCCAAAAACTATTATAAATTTTTCTAAAGACAAAAAAAGATTACACCCAACTCAAAAACCAGTTGCTTTACTTGAATATCTAATAAAAACCTATACTAACGAAAATGATACTGTTTTAGATTTTACTATGGGATCAGGAAGTACAGGAGTCGCTTGTAAAAATTTGAATAGAAAATTTATAGGAATAGAATTAGATCAAACTTATTTTAATATTGCCAAACAAAGAATAGAATCAACTTTATTATGAAAATCAAACTAACAAAACCTCAATACGAAGTTAGTTCGTGTGATAAAAGATTTAGAGTATTAATATCAGGTAGAAGATTCGGTAAGACTTATCTATGTATTACTGAGATGATGAAATACGCATCAAAACCTAATCAGCAAATATGGTATGTAGCACCAACTTTTAAAATGGCTAAAGAGATATGCTGGTCTAATCTCAAAGAAATGCTTAATCAGTTTAATTGGATTGAGGATATAAACGAAACAACTCTTACAATCCGAATCAGAAAAACCAATAGTACAATCTCACTAAAAGGTGCTGATAATTATGATGCTTTACGAGGAACAGGATTAAACTTTTTAATACTTGATGAGTTTGCAGACATAGATAAAAGAACTTGGTTTGAAGTATTACGAGCATCAGTATCAGATACTCTAGGAAATGTGATGATGTGTGGAACTCCTAAAGGTTATGGTAATTGGTCTTATGAAATGTATCTTAAAGGTAAGCAAGACGATCAATGGGCTAGTTTCCAATATACGACTATTCAAGGTGGTATGGTTTCTAAAGAAGAAATAGAACAAGCTAAACAAGACATAGATATAAGAACATTTAGACAAGAGTTTGAGGGAACTTTTGAGAATTATGCTGGTGCTGTATATTACAACTTTCACCCCGTAGATTCAGTTATTGATAAGAAGATAGATTGGTCTAAACCTTTTCATTTAGGAATGGACTTTAACGTAGACCCAATGTCAGCTTGTGTAGCACAAATAGAAAAAGATAAGATTTATGTAGTAGATGAGATAGTAATTTATTCAAGCAATACTGATGAAATGTGCCAAGAGATAAGAGATAGATATGGTTCTAAAGCACAGATATTTGTTTATCCTGACCCAGCTTCAAGACAACGTAAAACTTCTGCGGGTGGTAGAACTGATTTATCTATATTGCAGAACGCTGGTTTCAAAGTAAAAGTTAAACACAAGCACCCGTCTATTAGAGATAGAGTCAATGCTGTAAATTCTAAACTCAAAGATTCTAAAGGTCATAGACATATTTTCGTTTCAAAATCTTGCAAAACAATGATAAAAGGATTACAAAGACAGATATACAAGGAAAACACAAATATTCCTGACAAAGAACAAGGTTTTGACCATATGAATGATGCTTTAGGATACTTAATTGATTTTATCAAACCTCTTACTAGCAATGTTTCATTTTCTAAACCATCAAGATGGGCAATTAAGTAATGGCATATAACAGAGACTCAGCATTAGAAGTACACAAAGACTATAAAGAAACAGTTACGAATTGGGAATATTATATACGATCTTATAATGGTGGTTACGATTATACATTAGGTCAATACTTAAATAGATATAATTTAGAATTAGATAACGAGTTCAATCAAAGACTTGCTAATACACCATGCGATAATCATTGCAGAAATGTAATACAAATTTATTCATCATTTTTATTTAGAGTCAAACCATCAAGAAACTTTGGTAGTTTATCAGATGAGCAAAGCTTAGATAATTTTATGAAAGATGCTGATTTAGAGGGCAATAACTTTAACTCAGTAATTAAACAAACACAAAACTACGCATCAATTTATGGTCATTGTTTTATGATATTAGATAAACCTAATATTCAAACAAGCACTAGAGCAGAAGAACTACAACAAGATATAAGACCTTATGTATCTATTGTGACTCCTGAAAATGTTTTGGATTGGAATTTTAAAAGACAACCTAACGGAAAGTATGAGTTAGATTATTTAAAAATAAGAGAGGAAGTTGATAAAGATAATGGAACATATATGAGGGTTTGGTATCCTGACAGGATTGATACAGTTTATATGCCTGAAAGAGAAGAACCTGTTGTAATAGATACTGCCGATAATCTGATTGGCAAAATACCAGCAGTTATTTTATACAATTCCAAAAGTCACAAAAGAGGGATTGGTCAATCAGACCTAACCGACATAGCTGATTTACAAAAAGCTATTTACAATGAATATTCAGAGATAGAACAATTAATAAGATTATCAAACCACCCGTCATTAGTTAAAACAAATAGTGTTAATGCTTCTGCTGGTGCTGGTGCAATTATTGAAATGCCTGAAGAAATGGAACCAAATTTAAAACCTTATTTACTTCAACCTAATGGTTCTAATCTAAACTCAATTATGGAGTCTATTGAAAGCAAAGTTAATTCAATAAATAGGATTGCTCATATTGGTGCAGTTAGAACTACAAAGACACAAGTGAGTTCAGGTATAGCTTTACAAACAGAATTTGAATTACTTAATGCTAGACTATCTGAAAAAGCAGATAATTTAGAAATAGCAGAAGAACAATTATTTAGATTATATGCACAATTCCAAAACGTAGAGTTTGATGGAGAGATTAATTACCCTGACTCATTTAACATCAGAGATTATGCAAGTGATCTTATGTTCTTCCAACAAGCTAAAGCATCAGGTGTTGAATCAGCTACACTTATGAAAGAGATTGATAAAGAGATAGCAAGAGCAGTAGTTGATAATGATGAGAAGCTAAACGAAATCTTTACAGAGATAGATACTAAACCTGAGGTGGGTTCTTTTACACAAGATGAACCACAACAAGAAGATCAAGAAGTAGAGCAAGAAGAAATTTAGATGAATGGCAGATATAGTACAAGAAGCAACAGAGTATCGTATCAAGCAGATAGAACTTGCTGAAGCTAAATATTACAAAACCCTTACATCAACATTAGATCGTATTGAAAGAGAAGTAGTATCATTAGCCAATAGAGATTTACCTACACAAGATGGTAAGCTTATACAATTACAAGCGGCAGTTGCTATTAGACCTAAAATAAAACAAATCATAGATGCAGAATATTTACCTTTTGCAGATCAGGTTGTTAGAGAGGGTTTTACTAAACAAGCAAAGCGAATACAAAAAGCTTTTAAAAGAATTGGTAATATTCCTGTCGAGTTTCAAGAATTAACTAAAGGTGATCTAGCATTAATACAAAATTTAAAGCAACAATATTACACACAATTCAAAGACGTATCTAATACCTTTACTAGAAGATTATCAGAAAAAGTTTATCAGAATACTCTAGTTGGTTCAGACTTTGCAGATTTAGAAAAAGAATTAAGACAAACTATCAATGGTATTTATGCTAGTTCAGATGACGTAGAAGCGAATCGTTTAGTTAGCTTTATAGAAGATAATAAGTTCAAAAGGTCTATGCAAGTGAGAGTTGATAAAGCAGTTCAAAAGCTACAATCTAAATTTGCTAGAGATCGTGCTGGAGAGAATATGAAAAGATACGCTGGTCAGATATTAAACGACTCTTTACGAGACTTTGATGCTACTTTAAACTTCAATAAATCTAATGACGCTGGTTTAACTTTTGTAAAATACTATGGAGATGTAATACCCACAACACGAGAGATTTGCAGAAATCTTGTAAATGGTGTAATAAAATCAAAGAGAAGTGATGGTCTTTTTACGATTGATGAAGTTAGACAAATATGGTCGTCAAGAAGCTGGTCAGGGAAAAAGTCGGGAAATCCTTTAGTAGTTCGAGGTGGTTATAATTGTCGTCATCAATGGAGTTACGTCAATCCTGATTGGTATGATAGTAGCGGTGAACTAATAATATAGGAGTAAAAAATGTCAGAAGACAAAACACAAGAAACTTCAGCACCTGTTGAAGCTAAAGAAGAAGTAAAACAAGAACAACCAAAAACAGAGTCTAAATCTTTCACACAAGAACAATTAGATAATATCGTTCAAGCTAGACTAATGGCAGAACGTAAGAAGTATGAAAGAAAAATGGAAGAAGAAGATAAGCAAAAAACAGAACTTCTAAAACAAAAGCAGTTAGAAGAAGCTAAATCTAAATCTGAAATTGAAAAGCTTATGAAAGAAAGAATAGCTGAAAAAGACTCTGAAATAACAAGATATAAAACAGAAATCAAAAAAGAAAAAATTGATAATTCTATTCTATCTGTTGCGTCAAAGAATAATGCAATCAATCCTCAACAAGTCGTTCAGTTAATTGAGAAAGAAGTAAAATTAAATGATGATGGAAGAATTGAAGTGCTTGATAATAATTCAAATATTCGATATAACGCAAAAGGAGAACTTTTAACGATAGAAGATAGAGTTAAAGAGTTTTTAGATACGAACCCACACTTCCGCAATGCAACAGTACAAGGTTCAGGAAGTAAAGCAAGTATCGGTGGTAATACTGTAAAACCCTTAAACATTCAGGACTTAGACCTTAATAAACCCGAAGATCGTAAAGCCTATTCAGAATATAGGAAGAAGCGTGACACAGGTGCTATTAAGATTAACTTAAACAATTAAAATATAAAGGAAACAAACAATGGCAAACGAAAGCACAAGTTCTACACTATCGGAACTATACACAGAGATAGTTGCAGAAGCTCAATTTGTTGCACAGGAACAATCCATTATGAGAAATCTTGTAAGAAATTATGCGATCTCAGGTGGCGGTAAAGCGGTAGAAGTACCAATTTATGCGGCAGTTTCTGCGGCGGCAGTATCTGAAGCTTCTGATTTATCAAACACAGCGATTGACCCATCTTCTGTTACAATAACAGCATCAGAAGTTGGTGTTATGACAACTCTAACTGATTTAGCAAGAAACTCTGCTCCAAGAAACGTAGCGGCAGATATTGGTAGATTATTCGGAGAAGCAATCGCAAAAAAACAAGACACAGATATGACAGCATTATTTGATGGTTTTTCAACAGCTATCGGAGATGGAACAGAAGCTATTA